GAAAAAATTTTTCCAAAGATGACACTACTGCATTCTAATCACTCATCATTAATCTATAGAAGAGCATTGAAACATGGGATGCCAAGAGCTTATTTAAAATCTTATAATAGTTTTTTAGAAGTAGGACCAGGATGGGAATGGGTAGATGATATCACAATCCCATTATCAGATGGTACTAAAGCATTTGCTACACATGGTATGGCAGCTGATGGATTAAAACTTGCCATGCAATATGGCCTTCACACAATCCAGGGCCACTTTCATTCAAAGATGAACATACAGTATTTCTCAAATCCCTCTTCATTAATATGGTCCATGCAAGTTGGCTGCTTAACAAAACAATCTTCATTAGCATTTGAGTATGCTCGTAATTTTAAAATGAGATTTGTTATTGGAACAGGAGCTGTCATTAATGGTCAACCTAAACTGTACATCATGAGATTAAATAAAGATAACAGATGGGATGGTAAGATTGTCTAAACAAAAGTTTACAACATTCATCCCTCACGAACCTATCTTCCATAAAACAAATATTGGAAGGAACCCAAGTAAAGCTAAGATGAATAAAGATAGACGTAGAAGTTTTAAGAAGTACAAGGGCCAGGGCCGGTAATGAAATCGGTTACCATAAATAATACAAAATATTTTTTTAAGAAATTAACCTGGTTAGATATCGTAGGTGATAGCACGATCACCGGTGAGAACGATTACCATAATATGAAGTGTGCAGAGATAATTACAGAGGCATATGTCTATGACATCTTTCAAGAAGATGGTAGAGAATATGTAAGAACCTTTGCATCTTACCAAACAAAAAACAATGAGTTCGGATTTGGGGATAGAAACTGTTATCCGATAGAAGTTTTCGATAAACGAAGTCAAAAGGCCATCAGAGAGGCTCACAGATTAAGTTTAAAGGGGTAGCCTGTGTGATTGGATGTATAAATACTAAACCCTCTGTATAGGCTTTATATTCAATTTAAAGGTAAAGTGTTCGGTATGTTCTCTACTGAGCCTATTAATCCAGCACAATAGCTGCCAAAGACTACATAATCATAATAAAAAAATCTATCTAGCTCTGCATCACCATCTTTTATTACTCGATGTTCAAATAAATTTTGTTCATGTGGATCATTGCATTGCTCTTCTGTAACCTGGACAGGATGCATCATGTACAATTCAGATCCAACACCCAGGTATAAAATTAAAACAAAAAGTTTCACAATTATTTAGTTGCCACTCGGATCTTCTTTTAGTTTTTTTAACAAAAGATGTTCGATCTTATCTCTGTGTGTATCAATCCATAACTCTTCATAAGGTCTTACTTCTACATTTTGTGGAAACAATGGATTGTGTTCTATTTTAGAAAGCTCTGCTGAACCAGCTGTATAAAATTTTTGATACTGATCAACATGAGGTTCGTCTTGCTCTGGTATAGTTAGAACAATAACATCTTCAGTTCCATTGAATGCCTCAATCAAACCTTTTATAAATTCTTTACTGAACCTACTCTTAAAGATCTTCATTGTAATATTTCTATACCTCTAGGTTTAGCTGGATATACTTTAATAAGATTATCTCTCTCAAGTAAACGCAGCATACGATGTACATTAGAATGAACACACTCCATATGTGATGCACACTCTCTCACAGTTGGAGGTACCTCTTCCTTTTCTACATAACCTTTTATAAATTTAAAAAGTTTAAGTTGTTTCTTTGTAATCATAAGATTAGACATTGACTAACTCCTTTTTAATTTTCGCAAATTGTTTCATCATCAAATCATAGGTAGCCTCATCAACTACTTTAAGATTATTCCAGGAGTTTAATTGATTGCTTTCTTGCTCCTCAAGCATGGCTAATTTCTTTTCTTTATCCATGTCTTTATCTTTTGCTATACCTTGCATCCCTCTTACTTGAGTTCTTGCGTACTCTTTCCATTTGATAAGATCATCAACTTTAGATTTATCTACTTGCGTAGCATTGCCATCATCATCCTCACTAGGTAATCCATAGATAGCCTGGAGAGAGTATCTCTTAGCATAGGTTATAGCCGATCCAAGAGCCTGGCTATCTGCATAATTATTATTTTTTGGTACAATTAAATATCTAGATTTAATTACCTCATCACTTTCATTATGCATGAGTACAGTAGTTACATACATTGTAGTATCAATCACACCATCAATGAGTTGTTTTTCATAATCAATAGTTTGTGTAAAAGATAAACCATACTTGGCCCCTTGATTAGCAGCTGCAATTACATCTTCTAATCCAGCATAAGTAGATTTGAAGTAAGGATTTTTCTTATCCTTCTTAGCTACGTTAGCCTCTTCTTGAAATTTACTTAATGCATCTTTTATATTTTTAGTGTTTTGTTTCGTCATCATCTTCTTCTCCTGGTTCATGAGTTTGGTTTCCTCCTGTTTTTATTACGTTAATTGTAAATATTTCATGTTGTATTTTAAGACCTTCAACAGCTGCCATTGCAACGTAGTCAACGATCTCTTCATAAAATTCTTGCTCGAGGTCCAGGCCGGTCTTATCGAATATCTTATTTCTAAACAGCCTGGCTGCCTCTTTTTTAGCAAGTACATATGCATTGATTTGAAATATTGTTTTTGGATCATCCATTTATTTCTTTTAGAGTTAGCCTCCTGGATACTGTAGGTGGTTCATCTTTAAGTTGGATGGTTTTAGTTTTAACTCTCTTAGTTGTTGTATGTTTTATTTCATAACCATTACAAACAGCTAGTTCATTAGCGCCTAATATTTCTTTGATCCTTATAGAAACCTCATCCTCTATTTTCTTACCAGCTGAGATAGTTTTTTTAGCAGCTTGATAATCATCAATGAGTTGTGGTAATTCATTGTTAGTTGATAGATCTACAACTTCTTTAGATCCATTACCTTTAATAAATTTAGATGCCTCTTTACTAGATCCCATTTTGTACCAAAGGTTTTTACCTTCCATGACACCATCTAATCTGTAAAAAAATTCTGTTGCAGCATCTATAAGTTTAGTTTGCATTTCTTTATTAGGTTTAAATACAAACCATTGCAGCTCCCAGCCTCTACAAAGTCTTACCAATATTGCATACTGATATTTAGTTGTGAGCATTTGGGCCTCAACTTGCATCTTATAAATTTCAGATACAGGATCAGTAGCAGCACCAGAATAATTTTTAATCTCAACCACACCCAATCCACTTAGGCTGTGGGAGGTGCCTAAGTAGTCAGTTAAGTTTAAAAGACCTTTGATATTTATAATACCATCCAGGCTGCTACCAATCTTTCCTCCATCAACATCATAGAAGTAAGCCTCATTAGGTATGCCAAACTCAAGAGGGAGTTCCCCAGCTATACTTCTGATTTGATCTTGGAATAGTTGAAAGATGGCCGGTTCTAATACTGTACCAGCCAACACTTTAGGATTATTAGCTAAGTCATTCTTAGCCTCCTTTCCTTGCAAAGCATCTTGTGCTTTATCCAACTCCTCATTCGGAGAGTTGAAACCTATAAAACCTTTCTCAGTTAAAACTACACTTGGTAGACTACTAGATCCTATTTCTCTTCTTGCATATGATGTGAGTTTCATTACTGACCTCCCATCATTCCATAGTAGGATGCACAACTATCACTCATTGCACACATTACTAAGACAGCAAAATACATTGCTATTAAAAATAAAATAAAAGTTACACATTCTGCAACAAACATTATTTGTTCTTTATACTTTTTAACTAACTCTATCATTTTTACTCCTTTATTAATTGGTGTCCAAATGACCTTGTATAGTTTATCTTTTAGACACTTATTGTTTATATTTCTAATGAACATTTGAAGAACATCTGTCCATATAATTCTTTACAGTTGATGGATGCCACTCACCATTTCTAACTGTAGGAATTCCTCTTGCATTTAGAGCTTTAGCTATTTCAGATAATGTAGTTACTCCATACTTTTTAAGTTCAATAACTATGTTGTTAATTAATTTTGCTTTTTCATTAGCTAACAATTTCTTTTTATCATTACCTTTTTTTGCAGCTTGTTTTAAGTTTTTAGTATTACCTAAAACAACTCCTCTTTTTTTTGCCTGGGCCAAAGCAGATTTAGTATTCTTTCTTAATGTATCTAAATACTGTTCAGCTACAGCAGCCAAAACTTGTATCGTAAATTTATTTACTGATGGCATATCACAACATACAAACTCAATGTTACTTTCCATTAACGATGCTGTGAATGCAAGATTACGAGATAGTCTATCAAGTCTAGCTATAACTAAAGTTGCTTTTTCTTTTTTACATAACTCCAGGGCCTGTGTTAGTTGTGGTCTATTATTTTTAGATCCACTTTCTTCTTCCTGGAATACTTGTAACAGCTCATCATTCTTAACAAACTCATTAATAGTTTGTAATTGATCAGCAGATCCATAACCTTCCTTGCCTTGCTTATCTGTACTAACTCTAGTGTAACCCACATACTTCTTCATTGTACTAACTCCTATCATTTTGTTTT